CCTTAAAAGTGTCAAACTCAGAGTGATCAAGTTTCTTCTGCCCAAGTTCCACACTCGCAATGTAATCCAGTCGATAGGACTCCTGCGCTTTATAAGTGAACTTTTTATAAAGATTTAGGTAATCAAGTTGCGTAATACCACCAACATCGTAACGAATGTTCTTACGACCTGCAATATACACTTCACTTTCAGTAACCAATCCCCAGGGAGAAAGTCGCTTCATCAACTTCTCACCAAGAATTCTATCGATACGACGCACCAAGTACGGCATATCGTACAGTTCACTGTTCCAACCAGTAACAACTTCGGGAGTATTATCTTCAATCATCCACCAGTTGATGAAGTCATTCAGAAGTTCGTGCTCGGTCCTGAAACCTTTGTAAATAACATTTGCTTGCTTGTTATTGAATGGTCCACGTCCCCAAGTGCGGATCTGTTTGGTAGTGTAATCCTGCACTGTAATCAGCAGGATCTCCTCTGCAGCAGATTCTACATCGGGGAATCCATTCTCAGAAGCAACCTCAATATCGATCGTTGAGATCTTGACCTTACTGATGTCAAACTTGATCTCATCCTCTTTGTAGTTTTCAGAGATATACTGATAGATGTACCCAGTATTGCCAAAGATCTTGAAGTTCTCTACGCCATCATATCTCTTGACAAACTCTCTACATTCACGAACTGTTCCGGGTTCAACCGGTTCTACACATTCACCCTCAAGTGTCTTATATTTTGTTTTTCTTTTAGACGGAACAAAAAGGGTCGGGTAAAACTTCTCACGGGTCATGAAATGTCTACCATTTTCATAACCTCGGACCAAGAAGTGATCCCCGACCATTTGGACGTTTGTGTAAAATCGCATTACGAAGTGAGTTTCAAATACTTTTCAATAACTTCAGGAGTTGGATCTGCCATTGTCAGAATATCTTCTGCTCGAACCATCAACTCTTTTTGGTTGGTTGCTTTTGGCCAAGGTTCCATATCTTTATCTGGATAGAAACGATATGGATTGATCAGTTTACAGTTTGGATCACCAATCTCTGCTTGAACTTCCTCAACCTCTGTGATGATGACATTATCAACATCCAAAAGCAGACACTTAATCGACTTGTCCATCAATCTTCTCCTTATACAGATTTACAACAGACTCTAACGGATTAACGACGCAAACAATCCAGTCTGGAGGAATGATCACATCTTCATCATCTGAAAGAAGAACAAAGGGAGAAAACGTAACTTCAACATTTCCAGTGTCTGCAGGATTCTCTTCTTCAGTCAAAAGCATAGGACGTGCTGCCCTAACTTTACAAGGTTTGTTCAGGAGAATACCACGAATAACATCTTCTTTCACAAGTTCTTTTACATCTGCAATCACTTGATCACCAGACTTCAGAACAACTAACTTAATTGACATTGCTTTGATTTACCTCAATTCATTATACCAAGAAAAAAAGGGGAAGTCAACTGGATTTTGCCAGTCGATCCCCTGCGGCGACGATACGCTTTATTTAGAGATAGTCTTTACGGACGTGGTGCTCAGGGACAACTTTGCCAAGCGTGATGCTCAACATCCCATCCTCAAAGCTAACTGATCTAACTTCCGTCTCGTCACTGAGGGTCCATGCTCTAGTGAAAGATCTTTGAGCCACTCCTCTATGGACGTATTTTGTTTCTGACTCTTTATCCTCTTTTTGTCCATCGACAAAGAGTTTTCCGTCTTGTGTGTAGACATTGACTTCTTTCTTTTTAAATCCAGCGAGCGCAAGTTCTAGTCGGTATTCTGTATCGCTGACCGTGACTAGATTGTATGGAGGATAGTTACTTGTTGTCTCGTGCAGCGTCCCAAGACGTTCGAAGTAATTGTCCATACCAATGCTGTACTTATTTATGCGGTCCATAAGTGCGCCCATATCGGCACTATGAAACTTCATAATGTTTCCCATGGTTATTAGCTCCTTTAAAAGCGAGTTTGTATTGTGTGGACCCCGAAGGCATCCACATATATTTATAACACGCTATAAGGATTTTGTCTATTCGGTTTCCTCTACTCTCTTCTTCTTAGAACCAATATTATACTTGGTCTCAAGAATCCAATCTTGCTTATCCTTATATGCAAGAACCTTAATCTGGTTCAATGGTGCAATGTCTTGAATCTTTTCAGCATCAACAATACCAATAAGACCCCAATCAGCAAGCAATTGAGCGATACGATTGCGGCGTTGAACATCATTAACAGTAAGGTTTGCGTGCTTTCCATCCAACGCAAACAATTCCTTAAAATGCACAAGGAAATATCTTCCTTGCTTGTGAAGAATATGGCAGGACTGATAAATCTTCTTCTCCTTCCTAGACGCAACTCCGATACGGGTCAACGTTTCACGGACTTTCAGAAAGTCATCTGGTTCATTCAGAACCACTTCAATCATTTTTTCAGGCGACCATTTCACTTCAGGTTCTTGAACGACACTCATTTTGTTCCTCCAGTCTCAAATTTCGATTTAATAAATGCAAGTTGTTCGTTTGTTAAAATTTTCAGAGCCTGTTTTGCTTTTTCATTACTAAAACCATAGTAACGTTTGACATAATCAAGGTCTTGGATTTTATCTTGTCGGAGCCAGGGAGAGAATCTCTTCTTTTTCCTCACACTATTTAGAAAAAAATCATATTGCATTTTCTTCGGTAGAAAATGGTACTGATTCATCTCATTTGCGAAGAGAACAGTGTCTAGATGTCCTGAGAGACATTTGTTAATAATAAAAGGAGGATACTCCTTTTCAATAGAAGCATCCTCATCAATCAAGTTTTTCTTTGTAAGATTGATTGAATTCAACCAGTCTTTCAATTCCATAATTAAATGTTACCGTTTTTACGATCGTTGTTTTTACGATTGCGCTCGTTCTGTTTGGGAGTTGCCCATCTCAAATTATCCAAGTGATTATTGGTTGGATCATCATCGATGTGGTCAATGAGCGCAGTATCCCTTACCCACTGCTTTGCTTCCTCTGGGAGGTCTTTCCAGCAGTTTCGCAGTTGTTCTGGTGGAAACTCATCGATAGGCATCCACGTCTCTGCTACCGCTCTATGGTAGGAGATATTGATCTTACCAAAGTTCCAGTTCTTCCGATCGTTTCCTCTGGTATGGGTATAGTCTTCGAAGAAACCCTTCCTGATCGAAGCACGGAAGAACAGTGACTCAAGTCTACCAGTTCTTTTAGAAACTGTTGCAGACTTGCTCATAAACTGCATTGTTTTGGTGCTGTAAACTTCACCTTCTCTAGACACATAGTATCCAGGGATTTCTTTTCCAAACCTTACTAATGGTTTGTAGTTTTCATGAAAATCTAGAATATTAGACATTGGATTCACCTCCTGAAATAAATGTATTCATTGACTTTGCAAGTAGCAAGATGTCAGTGTCGGTAGGATACTCTGGATATTCTCCAGGATCTTCACCTCTTTCATTCAAGATGTTGAACCTGTTTTCTAACGCATTATACCTTTGTATAAGGCGATCCTCAGCACGCTGGAGTAATTCCCAGCGCAACTCATACGGGTTAGCTGCCATAAGTTATTAAGTTGGTGTGTGTATAGATGTGTGTGTCGAATATAATCAACACGCATATCGTACCTTATTTATACACCGATTCTTCAATTTTGTCAAGGGGGTAGTTCAACAACAAAAGTTCTTTACGTTCTTTCTGTTCACGCATATACTCCCCGACAGAGCGCATTGTATAAGTCAGATCGAACTCTCCCGTTTGGTATTCTTTGAAGCGGTCTTTGACCAGTTGAGACGCATTATAAGATATGAGTTGAGCACCACCAAACCGAGAACAATCGGAAGCAAAAACATCGTGGTCAAATCGTTTGTGCATATTACCTTTCCTTCCATAAAGGTTGTCTCGTATATCGTAGGGCGGGTCAAGGTAGGTGAAGCAAGACTCAGAGTCTGTGAGGAGTTGTTCATAACTAAGGTTTGTAATTTTCCAGTTCTTGATAATTTCAGTATATCCTGGCAACTTTTCAATACCTCTCATTGAGAAGTTATTATCAGATGCCTGTTTTGAGAAAGAAGAACTCTCTGTCAGACCAGAAAAAGAGCACTTGTTAACAACATAGAAACTGATTGCTGCCCACAGTGGTTCTCTATCTTCTTTTAGCAAATATTCTTTTGACTGTAAGAACAGATCTTTAGCAGTTCCAGGACTTGGGTACTTAGACTTTAGTTCTTGCAGTTTCTTATACATAGCATACCCATCGGTCTGCAGGACCTTCCAGAAGGTCACCAGAGGTTCATAGAAGTCGTTTACCCAAACATCCAGATGGGGATACTTCTTAGTGATGTGAATAGCAACACTGCCACCACCAAGGAAGGGTTCACGATATTCTGTATAGTCTCTAAGATCAGGAATGAACTGATCTAGTTTAGTACATGCGCGACTCTTGCCGCCTGGATACCTCAATGGTGTTTTCAGGGATTTCATAATCAGGTTGGTTGTACTTCAAAAATTCCCAGAAGGTCAGTTTCATTTCCTTGTGGGTCATACCGCAATGCTTTGCGGCAGCAGGTAGAGTCATTTTAGCACGAAACAGTGCCATATTCGCCTCTTGAACGTTCTCTGGAGTAGTTTTTATTCTTGGTTCAACAAGACCTTTATAATCGATCTTAAGTAAACTCATAGCATATCTCCATAGGGAGTGCCATCCTTGTGAAGAAGAACTCCATCAACTTTATTCAATAGTTCTCTCATATCTTGATGGAGAACACGATATCCAGATCCAACATACAACTGACCTAGAACAACTGCAACAGTTGCAATACCCCAGAAATAATAGTAGAACCTAGACTTCACTTGTGCTTTTAGTTTTTCTTTTTTCATTGATTTAGTTTGTCAATGTACTGATAGATGAGTGTCCATCCAAACTCAAAGGTTTCTCCTCTCTCATCTTGTAAGTAGAACGGAATATTTGGATGCAGTCTTTTGGCGCGATAGTAGTGCGCAATGACATTATAGTCATCATCCACACAACGTTCGTGTTCTAGTTCTTCTTCAGTCATATCAGAGGATCAGTTTTTTACTTTCAGGAAGTTTCAGTTTACTCCCAAACATTTCATTGTATTTTGAAGAAACATCCTCTTGGACTTCTGCAATATACACAACGTGTGTCTTTTGAACTGTAATCTCTGGATTTTCCTTACTAATTACAGTTGCCCAAGGAGCAAATCCTACACCCTGTGGGTTAGGAAGAACCACCAGACCATTCTGCACCTTGATAGAAGTATCAGTCTCTTCTAGAAGTTCAGCGATAATTTCTTCGCCAGTAATAATACGAATCAGTTTTACATCAATCATTTGAATTCACACTCCATTAAATACGGGATGGTAAGTTATTATCAACAACAACTCTTCGTATTGTTGCTAATGCAACTCCAGTTTCTCTTCTTATAGCACGA